ACGAAACGTGCGACCACAAGCCCTATTTTTCATCTGCCCTCCCCGAAATGCCCTATTTATGCGGGTTTCGCGATTTTTATCATTGAAAAACACCCTCAAAAACGGCTATTTTTGTTCAAATTATATAGGTTTATTCGCCCTTTTTAAGTCTTATTTAGGGTCTATCACCGTTTTTTTGGTAGATTTCTGCCACAAATTGGCCCATTCACGGCGCAATATCAGGTATTTAAGGGCATCGGTAAGGTTGGTACTCTCCTGAGGAAGACGTGCTGCAGGCAGTCGTTCACCTCGTTTATCCTTACGTATTTCCTTGCGGCCTGAGCGTTCGTCCTTCACCACCTTTACAGGCGCATTCTCCATTTCTGCCTTCAGGTTAGGACAGTTCTGGGCGTCTATCAGCAGTACGAACAGTTGCTTCTGCAGATCACGAGCGAACAGTGAGCTAAAGAAGTTATACTCTGTATTTGAATAGATGGTTCCCTGGCCTAAGCTCATCAGCTGTACACGCCAGCCAGTACGATTACCGTCTGCATCATATTCTATGGCTTTTTTAATGCGCTGCATGGCACTATTACCCACCTTCTGATAGGCGTTCATAGCGCGATCGTAGTACAGTCGCAGCAGTTTGCATTTGTGGTGTTTAAAGTATGCCAGGAACTTATCGGCCAACTGTCGCTCGTTCTCAGGTGGAAGGGTATATAATTCCTTTAATACGCGATACTCGCGGCCCTTTCGTTGACCAATCAATAAACTCTTCATGTTTCCATCATCCATACCACCATCTATAGGGCTATTGGTATCGAGATAGCGCAATATGGTACAATCAGGATCCCATCCGTAAGGATGCTTTTCGAGTACGTCGTTACGGGTACCGTCGTGATAGAAGTCGCGCGCTGATAGTGTACAGTAGAATTTCTGATCGGCTGTCAGCTTCTGAGGTATCGAAAGCAGGTTTGTATCAACACCTTCCAGCCCTGCAGCCATTTCTTCCTGGAAGTACTCTTCACCCAAAACATCGGCGTTTATCAGCGTAGATGCCACCATAAAGAGTGTAGTATTGCAGCGTAGATCATTCCAGCGCGCCTCCCAGCGTTTCATATTGCGCTCAGCTAGTTGGATGGCTCGTTCATTACAGGTCTGCAGAGCACGGGCATATTCGCGCCGGCACTCATTCAGCGCCTGGCCGGTTTGTAGCAGCAGCTTTATTTTTTCCTTATCCATCAGCTTAACCAACTTCATTACCCAGGTATATTCGCCTGCATGGTTAGGGTTAGGCATATCGGTGGTAAGGCTAAGACTTCGGTACCAGGGGTTATCGCCATATCGGGCGCGATAACCACGTACAGCCTTGCGGATGTTGGTAAACTTAGCCTCTGGCCAGTATTTTACCTCGTCACCAAACAGGCCCACATACGAACGACCAGCACCAATAGATGGGCGATCGAGTGACACGAAGGTAAAAGTAAAGCCGTTGTAGAACGTCATCACCTGTTTGTACTTATCGCACACATTATACATCTGGCGCTGCCACTCGATGGGAGGTATCTTGTCGATAACGAAATGTATATTCTCTTCCCACCCCAGGAACCTGAGGCCTTCGAGCACAGAGGGGATAACATTCTGGTGTAGATTGGTATAGGTATCTGTTGCCCACACAAAAGGAGCTCCAGGGCATTCCATCACCGCCTGTTGTATGCGCATAGCCTGGAACTGTGTAGTCTTAGCAGATCCACGGCCCAGCACGCCAATAAAGTTCTGTGGCATAGTGAGCGCTGCCACCATGGCGTACTGATTGATATAACGGCGATTTACACCTTCACTCTCCTGTAACTTCATTGGCCAGCTCTATTGAACTATCAAGCATAGCATCGATATCTAGCGGCTTCAAACCCGCTTCCATTTCCAGGCGCTTCTGATGTTTCTTTGGAAGCGTCTTGAAGTAATCAGCCTGCAGAATAGCGCGCTTATCTGTCGCAGGAATACCTACATCCTGGGCGTTGGTACCATAGATATTTATCTGCTGATTCTTAATATTTAGCGGAACGGCATCAGCATCGCGCTCACTCAGACGTTTTAAGTCTGCAGCCACTTTAATTATCTTGGTGTAGGCATCATATTCCTTGGCCGTAGCATTACTACTCGTTTGTCCAGTCTCTTCATCGAGGATGATGTGTTTTTTCTCCCAGAGGCGAGCTGCATTCATCATCTTTTCGAACAGTACATTACGCCAAGCTTCAGCGCGCACATAATCGGTAGCATAGAATAGATTAATTGCTTCGTAACAGAGGCGTTCAGACACATGGCGCGTACAGCCTTTATCAGCTTTCAGCCATGCCATAGCTGCCGGTTTTCCTTCACGACGTATAATACCGGCTACAGAGAAAAGAAGATCTTCATAATCACTTTCCTCTACAGTCAACTCATCTTTAGAACCGTTAGCTATATGGTCCTGAAGCTTCAGAAAATATGAATCCTGGTATTTACTCATCTAACAGTCGATTTATCTCTTGCAACTTCATCTGGTACTCCTGCAGCTTCTGCAGACGCTTAGCGTCGAGATGAGGTTTATCACCTTTCTTCATCTCACTGTTTACACGCCAGATGTTATTGCGGGTTTTCTCTTGTTCGCGCAGCAGCTCTTTTATGCTGCATGATCGCAGCTGTGCCAGCTGCTTATAATGTCGGCACAATGGATGTTTACCTAGCATTTTCTTATTCTGCTGGTAGTAATCCAATTCTTTGGCTATCGCCCGTGCATCCAGGTAAGCATCCAGCAGTCGTCCAGCTTTATTTGACAATTGATCGATATCTTCACAGTCGCGTAGCTGCTGGTATAGATCCGTATACTCGTGCCATCGAGTAATACGCTGGGTAACGAGCGCCTGCAGTTCTACAGGCACATTTGGGTTATTAAGGAATGGCCAACGCTCGCGGAGCTTTGGCGCTGTTTTTTTAATAGGCACGGACTTCACGGGTTGTTGTGCAATCCGTGCCTTATTGTATTCTATCCTACTGATAAACCTCATGCTTTAAAGCGGTTTTCGAGGTAGGCTTTCAGATCCTCACTCCATGAGTCGGGACCGATGTGCATAAACTTCTTCCATTCAGCGAACTTGCTGATAGCCTCGATGCTGGGGTTCTTTGACACCACAGGCAGTACGAACGGATCCTTATTCCAGTCGCCCAGAATAAAAGGTGTAAAGCCGGTAGGAACTGTGCCTGGGAAATAAGTATCCAGTATATCAATATGCGGCTGATTGGCCTCTTCGGCTTCCTTCAGTAATGCATCCAGTGCCGATTTGTGGACCATTACAGGCATGCCGGTGTTGGCAGTGATAGTATTACCCATCTTCTTTGCCTTCACCAAAGCGATATCGCTAAGCAGAACAGGATTCAGAATGATCATGTTGGCTGTCATTAGGATAATACGTTCTGTCTGAACAAAGTCCAGCGATGATTTAAGCGTCTCAACATCCACATCACCTTTTACAACCTGGATATCAGCATCTACACCCTTCAGATTCTGCTTCACACTGCGTACAGCGATATCACCAGCGAAATCCTCGCTTTCAATCACTATTACCGTTACAGCCTCACATCCTTTGCTGTCAGTTGGTGTTTCGGTAACTGCAGGAGTTTCAACGGTTGCAGGCGCTTCAATAGCTGCTTGCTGTTCTGATTTAGCGGAACTCTTGGTTTCATTCTTCTTTGTCATAACTAATTGATTTTCAAGTTTTACAATAAACGGCACTTATCGCGAAATAAGTGCCGCGTATGATTAAGACGTCAACCACCGATTATACACCTGATGGAACAGGGAGTCCCAGATAGGCGTTGATCTCGTTGTTATCGGTTGCTGGAATCAGAGTCTTAGCCATGATACCTACAGGATAGGTGCGCTGCTCTGTCTTCAACTCAAAATGGTTGTTATGAGCCTCGTTGGTATCCTGCTCGTTGGCTGCCTGCATCTTCAGAGGGGCGCAGGGAGTGCCATAGATCTTGGCAGTAGTAGCGCTTGGGTCGCAGGGCATAATAATAACACCCAGATTGGCGTTAATATTATTTGCCTTAAACTCTGCTACAGCCGCCTCAATACCAGGATGGTCGGCGTTTACGTGGTGGATAAATCCGCGTGCGTATGCATCGCCCTCCACCTCGTCGCCAGCATCAATAGTGGATTCGTTCACAAACAAACCAATAGGTGTTACACCAGTATTCAACTCGAAGGCAGATACTGTCACACCCTTCTCGTCGCGGGTGTAGGTCTTGACCTGCTCAAAGTCAAAGATGATCACCACATTCTTCTTACCCTCAGGCATTCCAGGATTGTTGCCCTGTTTGGGTACACTTACCATGCTATATCCAGTCATATTCTTAGATATTTAAATGATTAAACACTAGAAGGTGGGGCATTAAACGCCCTCACCTGTTACTGTCAGCGTGTAGCTGTCGCTACCAGCGTTGTACTCGTCGTCGCCAGCAAAGGCTGCTGTGATAACAGTCTCACCAGCTGCTACCAGAGTAACCACGCCAGTATCCTCGTTAACGGTAGCTACTGCAGTATTGCTCGAAGAGTACTTCAAAGTCTTACCGCTTGGAGTAATAGTAGCTACAGGACTCTCAAACTCCTGACCAACAGTACCCGATGCAGTAGCGCTAGCGAAAGCAACTGTTACATCAGTCTTGGTAGATGGAGTTGGTTCTGGCTCTGGCTCAGGATCAGCCTCTGGCTCCACGTCTGCATACTCAGGAGAGATGTAGGCGAAGATTGCCTCTGCCATCCAGAAGCCTGTGCCTTCCCACCACTCACCGAAGATCTTAACCATATAATCCTGCTCCTGGAAACGCAGCTTTACGTTCTGTGGGTTCTGACTCATCAGGTGCTTAAAGTTCTCCTTGGGAGTGATGAAGAAGCAACCGGTACCACGCATACCCTCGCACTCACCGAACTCGAAGTTCGAGAAGTCGATATCGTTCTTATGGGTACCATCCTGGTTCTTGAGCCACTTGTACTCCTCCAGGTACTCACGGCGATAAGCGTCAGCCAGAACTGGATCGATATGTACCTTCATCTTCTTTTTAGCGTAGAGAGGATACTTGTCGCTTACCTCCTTAACGGCTGCATCGATGATGGTACGCACGTTCTTCTTAGAAGGATCGATCTGCTTACCAGCCTGCAGCCAACGAACACCTGTGAGCTTGGTAACATCCTCCTGATCGTAATCAGCCACGAACAGAGCCACCAGCTGAGTAAGGTAGCCATCCATAGTCTCCAGTGGTGTAGAAGCAGTGTACTCGCCGTGTTGGTCAGCCTCGTTCTCAACATACTTACCAATAGCCAGGGCCTGCTCGCGCTCTTCATCCAGCTTAGGGAAGATGAGCTGATACAGAATGTAGCGAACTACAGGCATTGACTGAAGCTGTGAAGCCTGCTCGTCGTACATGTAACCTAGGATATCCTCCATGATGTCTGAAGGAATGATAGGCACGTTGATCTTACACTTGAAGTTCTTGATGGTAAGAGGATGGAACTTAGCCTTACCAGATGGAGTCCATACAGGAACGAACTGCTGCAGAACAGAACCGACAATACTAGCCTGGTTAGCGCGAACCTCGGTCTTATCGGTCATGATGGTACTCATAAACTGAGTACTCTCAGTCTGACCAAACAGGCCCTTCAGGATCTCCAGTCGGTTAGAATCAACGTACTTACCGAACTCCTTCTTCAGCTCCTGAGTGTCGATGGTGCTATCGCCACTGTAGGCAGCACTTACCTTACCCTGCATGAAGTCAACCAAGTAACGGTTGTGTTTCAGGTTCAGATCCACACCTGCCTCGATAGCAGCCTGCTCGATAGCAGAAACCTCAACCTTTACACCACCCTTATCGGCAGCCTCTCCCTCCAGTTTCTTGAT